CACACCTCCCAGCCCCCCTATTGCAAGGAGATCGAGTGATCGCCCTCTTTCCATTTCTGGTTCTCCAGTCAGGGTCCCTGTTCCGTGCTGTCCCCGCCATGCACTTAAGCCTATCTGTCCTACGAGTATTAGCCGATGGGGATGCAAGGCTGAACTGCTTGGTTGTAACAATGCTATATAGTCGCTGTGCCTCTTGTGGGGCATACCACGGTAGACCCGTTTGAATTCGGCGTTTCATTCGTGCACAACACCATTCTTCCTTGGACTGCGACCCGTGCCTTCAAGCAGCCCCCCCTCCTAGTGGTTCCAAGGGGATACATGGGCTCCACCTAACCAAACATCGAGCGCCGGCCCGCCGATGGAAAATTGGAGGGTGACCCCTCAGCTAGCATGCTTCCCCCCTTGCTGGTTGATGCGGTGGTGTCTGTGCTGCGCTTGGGCAGCAACATTAAAGTCCCAGTGCGAGCGGCTATTTGCAGGTTGTTTTAAACAAAATGGCGCATTTTCCTTCTTTTGTTGCCGTTGGCGAAGGTGCAGGTGAGGCACCCTGTGTGTGTGGTGTGTGTGATGTTTGTTATGATCTGAAATTGGTAGTCAGACAGTCTCGTCCCTCGGGAACCACTGTCCCGTTCGCCGCCAGCTCAATTGACCATGGCGGGTGCACCAGTTCAGGCCATGTAAACCCCCTTTTAGAAGTTATTGATCGTGAGGTGTTGATCATCCCCCCTTCAATTGGTAGGGGCTATTGGAAAGGACATAGCCCTTTTTTTGACGCTGCTCCTACAGCCACCTCTCTTTCCACTTCTTGTCCTTCCGTTTCTCATGTCGACTGGTATTACCCTTTTGGGGTCGGGGGTTGTTTCTTTGTTGGACCACCAAATGAGCCCCGTCCTTTGAATGATTCTCCTCATTACCAAACATGGGCACCTATTTATGTCTCTGCCACCACTTTCAATCGTACACAGCCTAAATTCTTTGGTGGCGACACTCCATGGCGTTTGCCTGAGATCATTAACACCATCAAATTTGTCGGCACGTATCGAGGTCAGTCTGTGGTGCACTGTAACTTCCGTCAGTATAAGGTGTCCGTGGCTTTGCCCTTGACTCGATATGACCAGTCCGAATTGGAGATATTTGCTTTAGACGCTTACGGTGCCGAACTGGGCTTTGCTGGAAAGCATTGTTTTCCTCCCGGCAGCCGATTTATGAGTCCGTGCTGGTGTGCTAGTGTTTACATCACACCTCTCCGACAGCTTTTCAATGATGATCTTGCCCGTATCATTTGTTTGTACGTTGGTGCTCCATCAGTTTGCTGTCCACTGATGTATAGGGCTTTGTCCAATCCTCATCTGCTTCCACTCCCACCGGCATATGGACCGCAACAGCCAATTCGAATTACTGCTTCGCGTCTTCCTTTTAAACAGCCTTCTTTGGGTATTAAAATTATGGTCCGCCGTCCTACTATCAATTACCGCAGTGTAGCCTCCATTCATTCCTCTACAATTTGTGGCTGCACCGGCTACTGCGACCAACCCTCTTCTTTGGCTTGTCCCACCACTTCTCAGGATGTGTTCGGTCAGCCAGTGCCGGAGTGCCTTGACTTGCAGAATATCGCTGTGAGTAGTAACGCCCAACATTGGTGGGACCAACCTTTTGTTCTCGCCCCACGGCGTTCTGAGGTTGTTCCCAGTTTGCTTGTTGACCATACTGTCCGGCCCACCTCACCTGAGTCTGTATCACCCAGCATCTCTAGCACTTTCTTCTCTGAGGAGGCTATTGCTCGTGACAACATTGTTTTGGAATCACTCAGGTCACTTGGTGACATTACAAATATCGCCAAACTTCCAAGCTCCGTTGAGGCAAGACCATTGCCGTACATTTCGGCACCCCGTGACACTAGTCTATATGCCTTTAAGAATGCTGCTCAGACCCCGTTGGTTGAGATCACTGATTGTGTAGGCGGGTTCTTTTCACAGATCATGGAGTCTGCCCCGGATGTGAATTGTCTATTAAGTTGTGGGTTGCATCGTGTGACCGCATATCTTGCGGCAGCTACCAAAATGGCCCCTGCCTCAGATGATCTCCATGCTGAACTTGTCTCCATGGTATCGGAGCTCAAGGGAGCAACACCTGAAGCCTTTTTGGAGAAAGTCGAGGTGATTTGTTCACGTGTCAAAGAACATGCTGCCTTTCCTGACGCTGCTGGTCCAATTTTGGACGACCTTGCAACCGGAAAATCTAAGATTGCAGGATATTGGGCACTCCTCTATGAATTTGTTTGTGAGCTCTATGGAAAGATTAAGGAGGCCTCTTCCAGTTTGGCGAGACGGGCTCGTAAGTTTCGGGAGAGGTCCAATTCTCAGGACGCCACCGTTCCAGCCACTAATTCCAACGTTTGGGAGTCCTTGGATGCGTTGATGGATGTTGGGATAGACCTCTTTCCTGAGGGCTTGCGTCAGCATGTTCATTCCTCTCCTGCTTTTGCCAGCCCCACCACCCGCCATCCCATTGCTGTTGGTTTGAGACGTGCAATGACTGATGTAATCAACAGTGGTGGTCAGACTTATTTTCAAAGACTTGATTTTATTCGTCCCATTCCCACCAAAGGCATCGTGGAGAGAATTATGGAGAGTGATCGCAAGTTTGGAACCAATCTTGGAGAGCTGTTGCTCGGACTCCAATGTTTTGGTGCAGCTGTTTGCACTTGTTATGAGCCCCTACGTCACAACCTCATTTTCAAGTATGTTGAACGTATATCCCGTAAGACTGTTGATGGTGGTGTGACTATAGAGCAAGCTGCTGATGGCTGCAACTCTCCTGATCGCCCTTACCTTGCTTGGTGTGTAAATGAATTTGGGAAGACAAAACTGTATGGGGAAGCAGAGGTCAACCGCCCATTGCTCCTTTACATTCCTGATGAACCAGCCCATTGGCTACCTTGCATTATTACTGTTATCCCGGACGGGCTATATCCATTTGACACTGACCCAGATGGTGATGAGATAGACGTCACCCGTATGGGACCGGCGCAACCGAAACCGAAAGCCAAAGCGCTGGCCATCAAGAAACCCCATCTTGATCTTGATGAGGATTCACAACAGGGTGTTGACAAGAAGTCTCAATTTCCGTGGATGAATCGATCTGTTCGGCTGGCTGTCGCCGATGAATTTCTCCATGAATTTCTTGATAATGTAGAGCAATTGGAGGCTGAGTCCCGTTCCTTTATTGTTGGGCTCGAAGCTGAGAGTTTGATGCTACTTGAACATGCATATTCCAATCTCCCGACCCCATTGCATATGGTCCCGAAAGACATTGCTCGTGTTATACATTGTCGTTCATTCCATGCACCTCCAGTCGTTGGGGCCAGTTTTCCACTCATTGGTGCGGCCCGCTGGGTGCGGGTCCAACATAATGGCAGGTTTTGTGATGAGGGGAACCCAAGTTTTGTGTTGGACATTGATCGTCCTGTTGATCCTTATTTGTTACACCTTTGGCAGGGCCAATCACTTGTTGAGCTTCGGGAGGATTGCTTGATCGGGAAAAGAATTGACAACCGCACTCTCTTGTTCGTTAGGGATGAGCCTGCGGCTCTTGATGGGGACCATCTGCTTAGTGGCAGTTTGAACCCGGCTCGGGTTGCTTGCCTGCATTGTGATGACGCCACATTTGTTTTGGGCCGTCCCTTCCCCCATCATTATGGCCCAGTTGAGCATAAGTATTGGGTTTATCCGCTCACTGTCAGCGCTGCGGGTCCCATCTCTAGTATAACCGCTAACACTCCCGCCCAGAATTCAATTGTGCGATCTGTTGGTTGGTTCCCTGTTACCAGCTCAAAACCTTCCATTTCGAAGCTTCTTCATACCCTTCCTACTGAATCCTCGGCATACCGGTCTTGTTACTTGTTGTTAAACTCTCTTGTTCCGAAATGGTTACAGCCCGTGGTCAATGATATGAGGAACGAAGAGCAGGGTCTCAGGAAGCATACTGGACATGATCCCTGGGACACGATAAGTGCCGTGATGCAGTTTGCCAAGGACATACCACAACCAGCCGCTTATGGTGTGACACGTTCACAAACCTCTTGTGTTTGTTGTGGGCAAAGTGCCCCTATCGGTTGTCGTTGGAAGCATCGTATGTGTCCCCGCTGTCATTCTGACCTTGACAGCCATGGCTTTGTCTCCCAAATGGGTTCCGACATTCTTGCTGGGCTTACTGTCTCCTCCGGGTATCCTGGGATTGTTCGTATGATACCTGCTGAAAGACCCCCGCCAGCGGCCAAGTGGGAACAAGTGGAGATCATTGACTCTAAGGGCATTCCGCACATAAAATATCGTCCTGAAGCCCTGATATCTGCAAAGCCAGTCACTTGTTCTACCCCACCGATTCCTGCTTCCAAGTCATTGCTACCGTCATTAACTAAACTCAGGACCAATCAGCTGAAGCCCACAATGTTAAACTTGCTCGGTATTGGTTGTGCTGGCGCCACTCCACTTATTAGTGCTAAGACGCCTTACAATTGTTTTAAGGCCCTTTGTTGCAGGGCCTTTCGCACTCCAGTCCACGTGCCCACTCCTGTTGCTTTTCAGCAGATGCATCGGTTCCTCGAAGACTTGTTGCCCGACTTTCGTGCTCAGCCAATGGCAACAGAGGATTGGTTGGAAACTATGCCATCTCGTCGGCGGCGGCCCCTTACTAGAGCGTGGCAGTCTTATAAGCTTTTTGGGCTTAGAAAGAAGGACCTGAAATTTAAGGCCTTTGTCAAGCAGGAGTGCCTCCCAGATTTTGGAAAACTGGGTCCCTGTCTGACACCATTGGACTGCATGGTTGACAGGCTCATTCAGGCTCCTGAGGAAGTCGCCCATTGCAAGGTCGGACCAGTTACCAAGCCTTTGGTCGCCGAGCTTAAGAGGCGCTGGGGTTGTCATGCCTGTATCTTTTATGCCAGTGCTGCTCCTGGAGTATTAACTCAATGGTTAAACAACTTGGTGGATCATTCCCGCCTATTCGTCTGGTGTGACTATTCTATGTTCGATGCCACTTATTCCCATTATTCATGGGATCTGATGGATACCATATATGCAAAGTGCATCAGTGATCCAGACTTTTGGCGTGTTGTTGATGCTTGGAGGGTCCCCACTGGTTCATGTGGCCCCTTCAAGTATAAGGCAATGAAAGCCATGAACGCTTCTGGCAGGGATGATACTTCATTGGCCAATGGCGTTCTTAATGGACTGGCAATGTTTATGTCACTGGCGGCTGCATTGCATGGCGTTACCATTGCAGGTCTTGAGCGTTCCCATATCCATTCTTCCATGAATCTTATTCGCCTGGGTGTTTCCGGCGATGACAGCTTGGCAGGGATCCCAATGGTTGCAGACCAGTCGGCCTTTCTTAGCATTTTGC